GTTGATTGGGCGGGCAGGCTTGGGTTAGGTAACGTAGTGCAGGCTTGGGGGCTGATGAAGGATATGGACGCCGCCCAGGTACGTTCGTTGACTGCTGATGCTGAAATAACCGAGAGGATGGTTAAGTTGCAACTGAACAACCCGATCATGTATCGGGCGCTGTCTGCGGTTATGCACTACTCAACGCTACGGGAGATCGACCCGGCAACTGAAGAAGGCAGAAAGAAAGCACCGGCTTTGGCTAAGTTGTGGTTTAGGCTCAACCCAGAAGCTAAGCAGTTGTACGTACAGGTGCGTGATGCTTACGCAGCCAAATATGATCGGCACTTCCAACATTTAGCCGACCTAGTCAACTCGTATCCAATAGAGGGTAACGAAGCTGATGCTTCTACGCCGAAGGGCAATTTGATTGCGTCCATACGTAAGATGCAGGAGACCGGGCGCGGTATCAAACCGTACTTCCCCCTCATGCGGTATGGCAACTTCTGGGTGCGCACAGGTAAAGGTAGCAACCGTGCGTTCTATATGTTTGAGTCCCAGCATGCGAAAGAGATGTTTATTCAGCGCTGGCTGCGTGAACAAAAAGTAACTGACCCTTCAGTCAAATTAGAGACGCTCTACAGTGATGGGCTGATCTCTGATGGCAACAGCATCAAAAGCGCCCGCGAAGATATGGGCAACACTAGCACCTTGTTGAAACGTATGTTTGACAACATCGACAACATGAAGGTGCGTCAAGTAACGAATGAGTTTGGCGATGACTTGCCGCAGTACGCGCAGGTAACCAAAGAGCAGCTCAAAGACGACATTTACCAATTGGTCCTACACACACTGCCGGATGCTAGTTTCCGTAAGCAGTTTATTCACCGGCAGGGTACAGAAGGTTTCTCTGAAGATATTGCTCGTAACTTTGCAACCCTTAGCACTGCTATGGGTCGCCAGCTTGCTCGGCTACAGTACGCGCCAAAGATTGCGAACTCACTTGCAGCAGCGCAAAGTGCGCTCAAAGGCAACCCTGATGCCGCTAAGCTTGGGGAGTTTGTCAAAGAGATGCAGCTACGGGCACAGCTTCAGCTAGACCCAGCGCCTGAAAACGCAGTCGGCAATACGTTGGCTAACTTTGCCAACCAGACGGCGTTCCTCTACATGATGACAAACGTCAAGACTGCAGTTGCTCAGGTGTTTGCACTGCCTACGTTTACGGCTCCGGTGCTTGCGTCTAACTACGGCGCGGTAAATACAGCCAGAGTGATGGGCTCGTTTGCGGCTATATGGAACAGCCTCGGCGTACGTGAAACCGCTCCTGACGGCACTGTGTCTTGGGTTGCTCCTACGATTGCTCAATCCAAAAACGTAAAGCTAAACCCAGAAGAACGCCGAGCAGCTCAGTACATGATAGATCGGGGTTTGTCGGACACCACGCTTGCGTATGACTTAGGTAACCGCAAAAAGTTACCGACTGCTGTGCAGAACTCAACAACCCGCAGGGCTGTACGCAGTACAGTCAACTTCATGGGTGCTCTGTTCCATCACACCGAACGCTTGATTCGTGAGGTGACATTCATGTCGGCATTTAGGCTGGCAAGAGAACAGAACCCCAACGCATCGTTTGAAGAAATTGCACTGAAGGCAGAGAAAGATACGTACACAGCCCTCAATAACTACTCGTCGATCAACCGTCCGCGTGGGGTAAAGGCTGACGCAGAAGGGCGAGTAATGTTGGATGCGCATAAGCCATTGGGTCGAGCCATTCTGCAGTTCAAGATGTTCCCTGCGTTTGTGACTACTTACTTCGTGCGCAACTTCTACCGCATGGTTGGGCCTGAGTACAGCAAAGCTGAGCGTAAGCAAGCATTCACTCAGTTCTTTGGTACGTTGACGATGTCTATGTCCATTGCAGGCGTCATGGGTATCCCAGGGTTCTCGTTTGTCATGGGTGTGCTTTCAGGTCTGCGCAACATGACAATGGAGGATGACGAAGACGATCCGCTTGAGAAGCGCAATCTGGAGTTTTGGTTCCGAAACGTATGGATGCAAGAAACCTTTGGCGATGTAAAAGTTGGCGACAAATCGCTCGCCGACGTCCTTGATCGAGGAGCTATTGCAGCACTCACTGGTTTTGATATCACCAGCAGCTTATCTATGAACAACATGTGGTTCCCAGATATGAAGGAAACCGCAACTGCCGAAGCAGCAATGCAAGACTATGCGCTGTCTCTCATGGGTCCGTTTGCATCTTTGTCAGTAAAACAGTTCCCCAAAGCGATTGACTACTTTAACCAGGGCAAAGTGGTGCAGGGTGTAGAGCAGCTTCTCCCGGCCATGGCTCGGTCGCCAGTCACTGCGTACCGCTACGCTACAGAAGGCGCTACTACTACGTGGGGTGCCGACATCAAGAGCGATGACGAATACAAGATTGGTCACATCATCGGGCAGGGGCTGGGCTTTGGCACTGAGGGCTTAGTGGCTCGGCGCGAAGATCTGTTCAAAGCGCAGTCGTTGGTGGTGAAGATCAAGAATGAGAAGCGCAAACTAATGGATAGGCTTGATCTTGAGTACCGAGGCGATTCTGGAGACGTTGATGCCGCCATCGATAAGATCATCAAGTTCAACGCCAAGAACCCGTTCGCTGCAATTCAAGCAGAAGAATTAAGCGATTCTTTGATTCGCCGTATTGAGCGCAGGGCTCGTACGGAGCGGGGCATTGAGATCGAACCAAAATACTACCCACAACTGCAGCGGTTGCTTGAGCCTTCGCGTAGGAAGCTTGAAGAGGAAGCCAAATAAAAAAGCCCCGAACTTAGTCGGGGCTAACCCTAGATAGGGAGCGAAGGAGAAAGGAAACCCACAGGAAACAGCCTCCATTCTACCTCATACACGCCACACGCGCAAGCCCTTGATCCCTTCTTGGATCACTACCTTCATCTCAACCTTGATGCCTAGCCGCTTGGCAATACGCGCAACTGTTTTCTTTGCGGCAGCATGGTCGATGCAAGGCACAAAAAACGAATACCCCACACGGAACTGCTGCCAGTCAATCTGATAAGCAACGCCGTCAACCTTCATCTGTCTTATTAAGACCAGCTAAGTCAGCCAGTTCAAAGTCTTTTGCATCGAGCTTAAGCACACGCACCGGCGGCGAAACAATCTTCATGCCCTTACTCATGCGCTTGTTGATTGTCTCAACCAAGACCTTGTCTTCGGTAAGGATCTTTAGCACGGACTTGTAGTTCACCTGCTTCTCCACGCAGTACTTCTTAAAATGAGCTGCGGGTATGAACATAAACTTAGTGTCAGGCTCGTACCGAATCAGCAGCTCCCCCCTCGGCTCAAGCAGTGGCATAGAAGTAAGCCCGGTGCGCATATCCGCTTCACCGTTTACGACCAACGCGTTGATGCTCATATATTGGTTGATGTAAGCGCCGAGCACAGAAGTCGAATTTGTTTCTGGGATCTCTACGTCCTGCCGCATGTCTGCAAGAATAGTGATCAGCCAATCATAGATGCGCTTCATGTCGAAAGAGATGAGCCCCAGGTTCTTAGCGATCAGCCCACCGGTTATGTTGCAAGCTGCAACTGCAGACCAGAAACGCTCTCGGCTAGTGAACTGCACCTGCTTGTCGATCCTAGCTTGCACTTTCATCAGCAGGTCTTTGGCTTCTTCTAGGTTGTTGACCAACCATTGCGCGTAGATCTCACCTGCGTGTCCGTAGTTCTCCATGAGCTGATGATCAAACATCTGCTTACCAACCGCAGGGTCAATCGCATCTGAAGGAGCTATCGTGTACTCAAGCACACGCATCATCTCACCGTCTGGACTCGTCTTAAGCGACCCCAACTTCTCATAGAAAGACGCATTAGCCGACGCTAATGAGATGCCCTGCCATGAAGTATTGTTGATACGCATCTCGTTTACAGTGGCTTTAACTCTATTCTTGCCACGGCCTTGGCTGATGCCATATGCAAGCTCAGAGAACTCAGCAGGTGTGGTGTTTGTAATCTCGTCAATTGTGTTTGCCAGATTGTTCATCACGCCGAGCGTCTGCATCTTGGCGTTCAGCGTGTCTTTCCACATGGAGCCCAAACGCTTGGGGTGCCCCATGATGCTGTTGCACATGTACAGCGTGGTCGACTTACCCGAGCCAGACTTTGGGTAGATCACATTGATGATTGCGCCCTCAAGCCCAGTAAACTTAAGTAGGGGTGAGCCAAAGCCAGTCAGCGCGGCAAACGCATGCGGCTCCAAACCTGGGAGGGCATACATGTTAAATACCTCTTGCCACTTCTCAAGAGTGCCTGACGCATGAAGGTACTGCGCTACATCTTTAGTAACGCTTGACGGTGGGCTGTGAAAAATCCCATCTTTGGTGATCTCTCGCTGCCCCAAAATGAACTTGCTATCTTTGTCGGCCCAACCAAATTGTGTCCTCATAACTTCCGCCTTCTGCTCAAATTGCATGTTCTTGAGTGAAGCTGTCACATACTGCGCGATCAGATCCACTTGTTTTGCTGACGATACAACTCCGTGATGAGCTATGCCTTCACGTAGCTTCTCTTTCACCACCACCGTCGTCAGCGGCAGTGTGAACTCGTGCACTCCATCTTTAGGTAGGTGAAGCCTAAACAACACAACCTCACCAAGCTCTGGGTGCCGCATGCGTTTAATGGGGTAGAAGTCGTACTCATACACAAGTATCAGATCTTCTTCGTCTTCCATCGGTTTGCGGTAAACCCCTCCGTTTTTGCCCCTGATATATGGAAACGGATATTCAGGTATCAACAGGGTCTGCTGCTCTCCCTCTTCGGTCTGCACAACTACTTCTGAGTCATCAGCCTCGGCGATATCTGCGCCTAGAACAATCGGTGATTTGATTACGTTCTTGTGCACACAGCCGTTGCACCCACCGGGGTTCAACTTCTCAAACGTAGCGCATGTGTATGGACCGCCTCTAGCTACGATATAGTCCAGCTTCTTCTCAACTTCCGCTGCATCGTAGCCGGGGTACTTATCCGACATCATGTGCGCTGCCTTACGCCCATCTTCGCAAAACGCAGCAATAGACAGAGCTGCCCGCCACATTGGTTCTTCTAACGTAGCTTGGTTCTCGTAGCAGTGCACAAGCTGTTGACACCCGTCATCGTTCGCCGAGCGCATCATGATCAGCTTGAACCGTTTGATCCGATTGCCCATGAGGGCTTCCATCATCGGACTCAGCTTGTTTGGCAAAAAATCAGGCGGCTCTTCTTTCGGTGGGTCAGACCCAAGAATTTTAACTATACGTTCGTAGGAAATCCTTTCCGTGTGCTCGTTCAGAACTGTTACTTCTACCTGTCCGCCGCGCTTGAAGTTGTACGTACCCGGTATGCGCAGTACTCGTGAAGCTTCAAACACATCGGGGTCTACGATCAAACCGTGCTCGGCGCACAAAGTGCGTAAGCGTTTAGCCAGTGGGTTCCATTGAGTTTGGTTTAGCGTCTCCTCAAGTAGCCAGTAGATATGCAAACCGTAGCCTGAATCTACGATGATTGGTCTTGGTAAGTTAAGTACCTTGCAAAACTCTCGCAGCTTTAGGAGCCCATCCTCCTGTGTAGGATGACCTTTACCCGCTTCTGCTTTTTCTGCGCCACAGTCAAGATCTATCCACAGCGCTCTGAAGAAATGTGCGTTTTCATGGGTGCGGTTATTTTCTGGCCCGAACTTAGCGCAGCCAAAATAAGCATCCATACCTTTACGTACAAGCTCCTGCGCTTTAGTTGTGACCTCTTCTCGTGTGTTAGCAAACGATTGTGCTGGGTACCTACCTATCCCTAGAACGCAGTAGCGTCCTTTTGCCGGTAACACGGCGTCGAGTAGGTCAAACGACATTTAATTGAAGCTCTTCATGTAGCGTTGGATTGGCTTTGTAAGCTCTTCTTGGGGGTTGGTGTTCCCCTTGAACCAGTTGTACACCGTCATTCTGGACACCCCAAAGTGCTCAGAAATCTGGCGTACACTGATTCTGTTCCGTATACAAAAGCGACCCAAGGCTACACCCAGAGACTTAGCGCTTGCTTCTTTGTTAGCTTGCACTAAGTTCTGGCTGTAACCGTATCCCATGGGTTACTCCTCACCAGTCCAGTCTTGCAGCACCTTCTTGAGATCTTTCTTCTCAACAGGTGCCGGTTCAACTTTACGCGACTCCCGTTTAGCTGGTTCAGATTCCTCAGCTGCGGGAGCTGCAAGCTTAGGAGCCGCACGGCCAGACGCATCAGCTTGGTACGGAGTCATGACGACCAGCCGCTGCACTTCAGGGTTGGTAGACGATTTATTCAGCGCATCGAACTCGTGCCGATTGATGTATCGGTTGGCGGTAAAGAGCACCGACTGATTGTCGTTGTCTTCGTTGAACAAAATGGTAGTTACCAAGTGGTCGATGTTCTTGCCGTTGTTAGCCAAGTACTTGGTGTAGTTCTCAAACTGATGCACTTTGTCCGAGGGGCTATCACCAAACAAAGACTTAGATGCAAGATTCATCTGGTACACAGCACCTTCCAGTGCAGTGCCGAAGTCTTCCTCCAGCATCACAGCGAGTCGGCGAGAGTACCGGCAAGCTTTCGACTGCGACTGTCCAGAGCCTTTGATGTTCTGAGGGCAGGTATCACAGCGATCACTTTGCGGACTAACAGCTCCCGCATCGGGAGTGCGACCATCGTTCGAGAAGCAGTCGGGTGCAGTCGGCTCGGCATCGGGAGACCACTGCTTAGCGTAAAAGATACGACCAACGTGCGGAGACGCGTTGGCAATAACTACGTTAAGAGCACCCTTCACCTTGCCCATCTCTTCACCGCCGACCATCTTGCGAAAGATTCCATTCTTCGGAACGATTCGCTTGGCCCCAGTACGACCAGCCAACTGCTTGGTTAGTGCGCTTAGCCCAGCGTCACGCAGGAAGTCGGGCATGTTCTGATCAGCAACAACGATTTCACTCATTTCAATTTCCTTTAGCACGTCTAACGACCACGGTGTATTCACTTTCTACATTCAGCCCTGCGGGTTGCAGGTCTGGATTCTCTGCTAGGAACTCCTTCATGTGACTCTGGTGAAGGCGCTTCTCCAGCAAGGCAAACGCATCATGCTCACGAATGAACCGATACATCGAATCCCAATCGTTCGTCCAGTACCGTGATTTAACCGAACGAATGATCGTGCCATACGGGGTGCGGACGCTATCAACGCCCAACTGTTTACACGCATCAAGCATTGACTGCTCAAGTAACTTCGCAGTCTCTTCAAGAGATTTGTCTTGCGCTTCGTACTCTTGCTTCAGCTTAGCTCTAGCATCTCTGATGTTTATGTAAGCTTCGGTCAGCTTATCCATTTGGGGTGGCAACCCCACCTCGGCTTCTTCCGACATACTCTAACTCCTCGGGTTGATCGGTAGGAGGGGCATCCTACCACGCTTCTTGACATTGTCAAGGGGTTGAAGCAAGTTCTTCTTTATACAGCTCGACGATCTTGCTATGTTCTTTGATACCGCTGCGCAGCATAGAGTAAAGTCTGCCCTCTACGGGGCTACTGCGGATGTGCACCACAGTCATCGGGTTTTTTTGACCCGGCCTATCGATGCGAGCGTTGGCTTGTAGGTACGTCTCTACACTCGTTATCGGAGCGTACCAGATGATCGTATCAGCGGCAGTTAGTGTTAACCCGTGGCTAGCAGCTTGCGGCTGTATTATCAGCACCTTTGTCATCGGTGACGTTTGGAACCTTGTGACTATATCTGTACGTTTGTTAACAGTCACACTGCCGTTAATCACTTCGTTCGCTATGTTCTTTTTGTTCAAGTGATTCTGAAGCAATGCTATGGTGTGCGAGAACGGGACAAACACCAACACCTTTTGGCTTGCTTCGTTAATAACTTCTTCAACAACTGCAAGCCTGGGCGACACGTCAAAGTCAACCACTTCTTTAGCGTCTGAGTATGCTGCACCGCAAGATATCTGCAGTAGCTTGTTGATCTTCACAGCGGCGTTTACGGCAGATATGTTTTCACCTGCGGCTTCGATGAACAGATCTTTGTGCAGTATGTTGTAGTACTTACGTTGCTGCGGTGTCATCGGAGCTTCGCGTGTCAGGTACGTTATGGGCGGCAGATCAAGGCACTGAGATTTTTCAAACCGTATCGCAGGTTGAAGCGCCTTGTGTACGATCTTGTCGGCGTTGGGTCTTGGTATCCACTTGTACGTACCGAACTGCTGCATAACTAAGTCGCGGTACTGCCCAAAAAATTTAGGTACTCCACCGGGGTTTACTAACTTAGCCAGTCCGTAAGCATCCACAGGCGACTGCGCAGCGGGCGTACCCGTTAACATCCACAATCCTTTAACGAATTGCATGATGTCTCGCATGCACTTCCATCTTGTAGTCTGCGCATTCTTGTACGCTGAGGCTTCGTCAATGACGACCAAGTCAAACTTACCGGCTATGATTTCTTTCTTGACGATCTCTACGCCGTCAAAGTTCACGATGACGTACTCGGCATCACCGCCTACCAACTGTTTGCGTACTTCTGGTTTTGCGTGATGCGCTACAGCAACCCTCCTGTGCATAGCAAACTTGAACAAGTCTTGCTGCCATGCCGAGCGCATGATCGATAGAGGGCACACAACTAACACGCGCTTGATAGCGCCCAGTGACATCAGGTAATCGGTTGCCCAGATGACTGACGCAGTCTTGCCGGTGCCTTGTTCGTTAAAACAAAACGCCTTCCGGTTAGATACTAAAAACTCTACAGTTGTCTTCTGATGCTCAAACGGCTCAATCCCCAGTGGCGCAGGCCACTGATATCCTTCTAACAGCATGAGATTCTCACTTTGGTGTGTGGTCGCTATTCCTTGGGTACGACCGATTGTTAGAAGCACTTTTTACTCGTAGGTTGCTACGTGTAGATGTGCCACCTTTGCTCAACGCGACCTTGTGGTCTACGTCTTTGCCATCTCCCTTATGCACTGCACCTTCGCGCTCCAATATGCGTCGGGCTTTGTTCCGGGCGGCTCGTTTCTTTTTGACAGCAGGTGTGCCGTCGTACTGCTCGTACTCTTTAGCGTACGGGCGTGGTTTGTTTACGTAGGGCATGATCAGCTCCTGTTGAACTCACAAGTCCTAACTGGACAGAATCTACACAATGGTCCCTCTATCGGGTTCCATACGTTATTACTTATTGCCGCTTCTATGCGCTGCACCACCTGAGCGGGCTTCTCTATGTATCTTGATGTGTGCTCTACGATATGCTCGGTGCGCACAAGCTCATTACTGACTACGAATACAAGCGCAGACTTGACTCGTTTGATAGCCGGAAACTTCTTGAATAATCCGATTGCAACCAGATCAAGCTGTTTAGTGTCTGCGTAGCGAGCGTTCTTGCTTGTTTTGAAGTCTACGGAATACGCCAGTTCTTTAGCTTCGTTAATGACTACTAAGTCAGCTATGCCGTGCCACCAAACATTCTTAGCGTTAAAGCTGCACGGATTAAGGTCTTTAGTAAGCCCTAACTTAAGTTCGCAGTATTTGTCGCCGTCGATTTGCGCGAGCGTGTCTAAGACAGGTTGCAAGTGTTCGTAGTGTTTTGGTAGGGGCTCGCCATCTCGGATGTAGTGCTCGGCTGCAGAGTGCATAGCTTTGCCATACAGCGTAGCCACCGTATCTTTCTCTACGGTATCTTTCGCTATCTTGACGTGGTAATACTTACGGGGGCACTGCTCAAAAGTCTTGAGACTACTAAACGACCATACGACTGACATATCAGCAATCTCCGTACGAAGCACCGCATCCAGCTTCGCAGTTTAGGGGTAGGTCCGGTGCCCAGGAAGGTCTGATCTGCATGCACAGCTCTACGTATTCCTTAGCGTTGTCCGCTTCGGCTTTGGGCGCTATGCAAGCAATCGCATCGTGCACCGTCATCACCACTTTATACTTTTTTGCCACCCGCAGCATCTGTTCGCCGATCACGATTCGAGCTAGTGCTTGGCAAACATTCTCAGTAACTTTGCCCCCGTATATCTTCGTAGCTATGACTTGCTTACCTTTCTTAGAGTCATATACATACTGCGGGTTGCCATCGTCATCTTGCATTTTTCTTAGGTTGGGGTAGCGCAGGTACAACCCGTTGGGTAACAGAATGCCTTTCTTACCTTCAACCTTCAGCAGTCCACCACGTCCAAGCTCAGTGTGCTGGTTTTGAAGGATTGCATCCAACGCTTTGCCAGCCGCTCTCCAAAACTTAGCGATCTTTGGATATGTATCTCTATATGTATTGATGATGTGCTCGGCTTCTTTCTCAGTGATATTTACCTTGGATGTCTTGAGCTGCGCTTGGAACTTTGAAGCCCCCATGCCATAACCACAGTTATGAACAATAAGTGCCCCTGCATTTGTCGCAATCATGTATCTGTTGTTCGGCCCTGCGTAAGCGATGTCGTAGGTCGGTAATTTCCGCTTGCAAATCTTTGACTGCCCGTCTGTTGCGGACGTTTTCACTGCGGGTGGCAAACCGAAGATTTCCCGGCACATACCCTTTGTTATTGTCGATTCGGTCGAGATCGCGTGTCGGGTCGTCCCAGTAAGACAGAGTGATAAGGTACTGTAGAAATTCAGCGCGGGAGTTACGCCAAGGTTCATGCACCGTGATACCTCGCCCACCATAGTGCGGATACGTTTTACATGTTTTTGTACAACACCTTGAAATGATGCTTGCGATGCGGTTAAGTAATCTTTGCCTATGCTCCATGTTTGGGACGATTGATTCATACCCCCAATACTTTTTACGAGTATTGTTAGCTGCCCCTTTGGCGCATGTGTTGCATCTTGTAGTCCGCCCCATTTTGAAATTGTGACGGTCCACCTTCCCCTGCCATCCACAGTCACATCGGACAACAGGGTGCCACCCTGCGGATTTACCCACGGATTTGATGTGCTGCTGCCAATCAACGATAGTAAGCGTGCCTTGGCGAAAGCCGATTGGGAAAGGGTAGGGTTTGTAACTACCTCGCGCCACTCCCGCCATCCATGTTCCGTCAGGATTTCGTGTTCCGGCGTAGCGTCTACACCCCATGCGTGTATCACCTCCCGTTCCCCCTTGGGGATCACTCCTTGATGTTCTACCCATGACTCCCCATCCCATACTCTATCCGTAGCATTAACTTCTACAATACTCTTCCAACCAGAGTCCGTCAATACCTTGGTGTCGGCCCCAAAGCAACCTAAGACTGCGGTTTTTCCAATGAAGCGCTCGTTCTTGTCTATGTCAGCAACGGGCTTGCGGTAGATGGCTGATGCCATGATTTTGTAGACGTCTTCACCCGCTTCGAACGCCTTTACAAGATCGTCCTGCTCGGCAAGCCAAGCCAGCGTACGCGCTTCAATCTGTGATGAGTCAGAGTCGATGAACACATATCCAGCCGGTGCGCATATGGCGCTCTTCATCTTAGAACCACGCGGTAGGTTCTGAAGATTTAACTTATCGTCTCCGCCCCACCGCCCGGTGTGTGCAGCGTAGTAACGTAGGGGCACAGGTAACGTACCCCGCTCGGCGATTTCAATAAACCGCTCTATGCGAGTCTCTTCAAGCGTTGACTTAACGCCTAACCGTGCAGCTACAATCGCCTGCACTCGCTCATCTTCATGCTCAAGCAGCGCCCGAAACTCTTCATCTGTTTTGGAAAACGCGTACGTTTGCATGCCATTTGCAGGGCTCGTCTTCATGGGCGGCTGCACACCCATAAGCTTTAGCGTAGCCGCTAACTTGTGGTTAGACATAAGCTGATCTTTGTCTACCATTGTCACCGCATCGAGCAGGGCTTGCTTTTTCTTTCGTACCTCAGTCAAGCGTTCATTTAGTACTCTAGTATCTATACGCAAAACTGGTTCAGAGAACATACGTACGGTTAAGTCGATTAACTTAAGCTCGGACAAAGGAAAGTCCTGCCCCATTTGGTTAAACAGTTTGTACGTAAGAGCAACGTCATTCTTGCAGTACTCACCGTACCGTGCCAGTTGGTCGGTTGGAAAGTCCGCTCGGCGAAGCCCCTTTGCGTTAACCACCTCCGTGCCTTTCTCACCCAGCCCGTAGTGCTGCGCAAGCACAGCTAACGATCCACCAACCTCTGAGCCATGCAGTGCTCGGCCCATCGACAGCGTATCCAACCAACCTTTTGGTTTGATATCAAACAGCCATGACAGGATGGCACCGTCGAATATGGCGTTGTGGGCAAGAGCAAATGACCGTTCCCAATCAAACTGCCTAAGCCAGTCCTCCGTGCTAGGCATATCTCCCGAGAACCACACAGGCTCGGCATCATCCACCTGCACAGATACACCTATCACCTCAAACTCTGGGGAGCGTATGTACTCCTCAGTTGTCATCTTGGTAAGAGAGAAGTCTTGGGAGTAATACGTCTCGAAGTCTACGGTCAGTATGTTCATCGTACACCTGGACCTTTGATACGACGTTCTCCACTCAACGCAGAGGTCTTAGCCCTAAGTTGTTCAAGCTCTTCATCATCTCTTACAAGAGCTGTCTTCATCACCATATGTGAGAACTCTTGTCTGCGCACCTTCATAAGCGCACCGTGGATAACGCCTTTCTCCGTCTCAGACAGGATCTCTCGAAAGCGCTCATCAAATATGAACCGCCACTTGGGCTGGTCGGTGAAGAACTCTTCGGGGAAACTATCCATTCGACCTATAAGAGTTTTCACCGCGTCACTTATGGTTTCCATCTTTGCTCCCATCTAACAATGATCTAAGCTCGTCTAGATTTGATTCGTTGACAATAATCGACAACCCACCGGCCTTGCGTATGTCAGCCAAGTGTTTGTCTTGCAGTGCGGTAGTTTTACCTTTACCTGCCTTTGCTTCAATAGCTACGAACGCTCCCCCTACACAGCAGAGAAAGTCAGGGACTCCCGAGTTGCCATACATCGAGCCAATCGGCATCGCGTAATATGCGTTGTACTCGGCGAGGATCTTTTTGATCTGCGCTTTAACTTTTGCTTCGGGGGTAGCGGCCATAGCTAGTTAGCAGCTCACTTAGTAACAGCAGACTCGTACGGAATCGGACGTACTGGTGCGTGGACAAACTTACGCTTGGGTAAGTCTTCCGGGCTGAGAAACGCTGTGGGATTCTGTGCTTTGACCTGTTCAATAGCTTCTTCCAGCTTTTTATTAGGCTTGGAAAAATCTCGTTTGATGTTTGCGTTAACCCTCAGCATGCTACGCTGTGCTTCCGTAAGACGGACGGTTGGAAAGTTCATTTGTCGCTCCCATTACGCTCAAACCACACAGCCATTGCAATATAGACAGCAGCGCCCAACGCTTCCTGCACAAACGCCTCTCCATCTTTAATGCTCGCAGCTTCTTCTAACTTCTTAGCAGCTTGCCCCGTCAGGAACCCCCGACCATGCAGCTTGGCATAGTGAAGCCAGGGCTGCTCAAGAAACGGCGTCTCTGTACCGCCGTGCCTAGTGCCTTTGCCGTGCATAGCTTGATCGACCGCCTCGGCGAATACAGCAATTAGCGGGTGCACTGCTTCTTCAGCTTGCGTAAGCTGCGGCGTAGCAACCTTGACTACCTTGGTTGGCTTTTTCTTTTTTGTCTTAACAAACCCATAGATGTACTTGCGTGGCAGACCAGTAGCTGCTTCTACTTCAGCTGCCGTAGCGTTTGGGTTAGCTTTCAAGAACTCTCGGATCTTGCCTGCTTTTGAGTTGGGGTCAGATTTACGACCACGTTTATCTTCACTCACTTCTTTCTCCTTGGCTAAGTTTGCTATCTACGTACTGCGTCAAAAGATCTCTCATCAACTTCTGCTTGTTCTCCTGTCTACTGAAATACTCCAACACATGCCGGGGCAACCGTATGCTTGTACACACAAGCGCAGGTTTCTTACCCGGCCCTCTACCTTTCCTCACCATTTAGCTTCTCCTACTTCAGTCATCATATCCACGAATGTGGGGGTAGCTCGTTCGTACAACGGGGGGTTGTACAGCCTTCGTGATTGGTCGAATGTTTTTGGGAACGGCCACAGGTTCAGCGGGTCGCTCGGATCTACTTGCTTGCGTCGTCGTCCAGCGCTGGTCCACGCCGTTGAGGATACGCCTTGCAGATCCTTCTGCTTCAAGTCTTCTGAGTGCTCGTCCAACGGTAGTTCTCCCTAGCAAAAAATGTTTTGCCAACTCGGTGATTGTTGGCGGTGTCTTACGTGTAGTTAGATACTCGCGTATCTTTTCGTATGCAGTCACAACTTCCTCTTCTTGGTCAATTACAACTTCTCGTGTTCTGAACGTCTTATCACAGGGCTTGCACTTGTAATAGCGTAAGGCTCCTTTCTTTGTTCGATTGCGTGTTTCAGTCTTACATGTTGGACAGATCACTTCTTGCCTTCCCTAGCTGCTTCTTGCGCCATGTACTTATTTAGTTTTGCTTGCAGGTCTGCGTTCAAGCAGTTCAAGCACTCAAACCCAGGTCGCTGCGTTCGCCACCCGCACTGCCCGCATACGTCAAAACTTGTCTGCGCGTAGTCAGTTATTGCAGCGCGGAGAGCGAGAATGGCATCGCCTAGCTTGTTGTCGTAAGGCGCAAACACTTCATCCGCAATTTCTTCCAACGCCTCAAGCGCCAGCTTCATTGCGTCAATGCTCATCCGTCAGCCCCACCCATTCTTTCTTTTCATGTTCACGTTTTGCCGTTCCATCGACACGTTTTTGGTTTATGTCTACGGCATCGACAGGTGTGGTGTAGTTCGGCTTGCCTCCCGCGTAGGTCTTGACCCAGGGTTTTTCTCCTCTTGCTCTGATTGCTTTAGCCGCGCCCCACGCTTGCACATGGATTCGTCCGCTCTCATCTTTACCCCCTTCCTCACACACCTGAGCACATTCCTCCCTCTCAATACCAACACCCGCTTGCCAACCCTCCCACGCCCAGAACGCAGGTGAGTCGGCTTTGTACGGGTTGTTGGGGGAGCGAGTGCCCGTGCTCCACCACTGTTCGAACTTCATCTCAATGCCCCGTCTCTTTGGGAAACTGCACAACAATTTGTTTATCGATCAGTCGTGCTTCTGTGACTATCTGCGCACACATATCCCGTGCAGCCATGGGGTCACGCTCAAGTAACACATGATGCAACCCATCGACTAACCTCTTAAGGGTTAAGATACCTTCGCTGTAATCAACCATGATTAGCTCCTACCAAAGTCCAAACCAAGCACCGGTTCCATGTAACCAAGCAATTGGAACTACCAATGCACCAGCAATCAGAAAACCCCACGACCCATCCTTGAAGCACACTATGATGTGCGTGAGCCACGAAGTGATCATCCAAACGATCACACTCAAGTGAAAGATAACACTAGCCATTTTGATTCTCCATTCGCAGCCCAAGAGTTTTGTAGTAGTGCCACTTAGCTTGTATTGACAGGTCATCACTAGGTGATACCCACCCATGCTCCTTCCACGTCTGCTGTACATCTGTGGTCTTCTTGAACCTTAACGGCTCGTGGGTGGGGGAGTATACTGTGGTGCTATTGACATTGTCAACACTCATTTCATTTCTCCGGGTAAGACTAAGAAAGTGTTCTCGCTAACACGTACACCGATACCATCAACCAGTGTGTTGGTCTCTGATAACTTGAGCATACCCAACGGAGCACGTAGCTCTTCGGGTAGCTCGTCGCTTGCGATCATCTCGGCTGGGCCTTTGTACGAAAGGATGTAGGACGAACCAAGCGTCACGACCACAGCCGCAGCGCCTTCTGCTTCGACAGGGTTCAGTAGTCTGACTAGACGCGAAAGCTCGTTGTGTGCTTTGTCGTTGTCTTGCGCCAACGTGAAGTTGGTTTGCAGATCAGTCTTGAGATCGTCACTGACCGGCAGCTGCAGAAACATGCCCAGGTTATTGAAGGCAATGTTCCCCGCTATCTCTTTGAAGGTATTCGTTGCATCGCGCATTTTCCGATAGTGGTTGTGGCTCATGTTGTTGATATTGCTACGCAGTGCTTCATATGCGTCGGTGATGACTTCTTGTGGGTCTTTGCGATAGAAGTTCTTGATGATCTCTCGGTACGCACGTTTGTAGTCCGACGTCACCATCTTGCCGCTGTTGCGACCACTACGCTGCTGTTCGATACGTCGGTTGGCTACAAAGATCTTCTTACTCCCGCCGTGGTACTCAGAAGACACAACGCCCAGCAGTTCACCGTCTTGCTTGATCTGCACATCTCGCACACGCAGAGATCCGTTTGGTTCTCCGGCACCATTGAGCCCCATCGAACCGCTTGAGATATAGAACGACCACATTGGCTTACCAGTAGCCAAGTCCCACAGCAAAGATTGGAACCCATCTACGTCATAGTTGAGTTGTATATTGCTGAGCGGCATTTTGTCTGTGAACTTGGTGTTCAACGACACATTCGGCAACGCTAATAAATTCTTGTCCATCTGATTCTCCTTACCATTCGAACTTGTTGATGATTGCATCTACCTTAGACTTCAGATCGCTTCGAGCTACGCTATCTTCTTTCAACTCCTCAAGGTTAGTGCCACGCATCGTCGTCTCCAACTGTTTGCGTGCATCTTCTAACTTAGGATCATTCGTTATATTGAGCTTGGTGAGCAGCGCACACAGCTCCAGCGGGTTAGATATAAGTGAGTCGTGGTAACGCTTCTTGGCCTCGCCCCCGCCCTCTGTCATCTTCTCGCTGATAGCTACCAACTGCGCATGCAATCGTTCCCATGGCTCACGCACAGCCTCGGCTAACTTCTCACGCTGTTGCTGATCGAACATCGCTCGCAGTTCTACCAAGTCCTCCGCAGGTACGTCCAAGCGGAAGTCACCGGACTCGGGCACGGGCTTGACCGTACGTCGGAACGCAAACTTAGACTTCACTTCATCCAACGATGGGTAGTCCTCGGGCTTGTACAGCTTGCCCAAGTTAGTCGGTGCTGCTGCTACCAACGCAGGGTAGTTATTGAAGAACGCATCGCACATCATGTGGAACTGCGTCTCGTAGCTGTTCATATGCTGCTTGTAATCCATGAACAACTTGGTCGGCAGTAGCCGCTCGCCCTTGTCTGCCCAGGGTAGCGTGTGTCGATTGTGAAAGAGTCGAACCTTGGCTGCGAAGTTCTCGATCTCTTTACGTACAGACGTACCAGCAAAAAGATTCTTGCGGGTCTGAGACGCATCGCGCACTGCGCCTGCCTGCGCGTTGGTCTGCTCTGTGGTTTCGCGGTCTACTTTAGACGCAGGCCACACACTGATGTTCAACTCAACTAACACTGCTGATGCACTAATAGCCATTTGATCACTCCTTGTCAGGTTTACCAGCTAACTTCGCCATGCGATACAGATCATCACTGATCAACTTCAAGCTAGGAACTTTCTCAGGATCTAACGGATACACGTGATACGTCGTGCCACCGTCTTCGTTCTTACGCCATTTCTCTTCATATGCCTCCGCTTTCTCAAGTAACTCCAACAACCTAACTGCATCTGATGTCTTCAACACAAACTTATTGTTCCAACCAAACTCGATCACCATCATTTGAACGCTCCTCATTGAACTCGAATAGTCTTGCCTGTCGTTGCAACAACGTCAGCACCTCCAACAATCGCCCACAACACCGGCGCAGGCCAGCTCCCACCCCAGTCACCGCCCACGATCCCATCCGTCAGCACTACCACGCACTCGGGCTTGATGACCTTATCGCTTAGATACTTAGTGATGCACGATGGCGCAGTGCCGCCCCCACCTCGTGGCTTGGTTGACGTGACAATGTTCGCCACACTGCTCTCGTTGTACTGCTCGTGTGATGCAACGTGTGTGTCCCAGTACAGAAGGTCAACTTGCTTTGGCTTGACCTCGTCGGCGATACCTTTGACCTCGGTAAGAAAGTCACGGATATCGTCGCCGCCTATCGAACCAGACGTATCGATAGCAATCACCATATGCCCCACCTGCTCACTGATCAGGCTTGGCATGTACGTGTCGGTGCCCAACGCCAGGAACCTACGATTAGGCTTGCGCCATGAAGACTTGTCCCTGCCGCTGCATATGGACTTCACAAAGTCACGCAACACTTCGCGCCAATCAACTTTTGGCTCAAGCAGATCTTTAAGCTCGCGGTCAATATGACCGTTCCCTTTCCCCACCCGCTTCTGCTCGGCAACGCCTTGGCGTATGGCTTGGTCAACATCTTTGGCTAGCTGCTCTTTCTCCTCTTCAGTCATGTCCTGAGCGCCGTCCCAATCGTGCTCGTCTATGCCCCCCCCCCCCCCCCCCCCCCCCTCCTGCTGCTCCTTCTTCAGTATGTCAAACACCTGCTTGGTGTTCATCCCTCTGAACCGTGGATCAATCAACCCCATCGGCTGACCACGCATCGGGCCTTTCTTGTACGTCGGCATCGTGATGACTGAGTTCTGTGGATCAGCGTCTATGAGCATCTGGTTAACTACGTAATCACAGGCCATGTTGGCTAGGTTTTTATCCTCTTCATACAGCTTGCGCCACGTGGTGAGCTGGCGATACATCTTGTGTGCACCTTCGTGAGCAATCACAAAGGCCAGCTCGTTGACGTTTAGCTCTACAACAAACCCTCGGTCGTACTCCTCGTCTCGTCCGTTGGTTCGTGCAGGTACGGGCAGGTTGTCCACCAGCTTAGTTTTGCCCACCATCAAGATGCCTGAGAGCAGCGCGAACTTGGGGCTACGCATCAGGTTGATCTTTGCGAGCTTCAGCTTACGTTCTTCGTTCATGTGTTTCTCCTACAATAAATCTTGGTTTTGAGCCACCCAGCGAGCAAACGCACTCGACCCAAACGCAATCTTCTGCTTGGCTGGGTTCTTACTGAGCTGTATGCAAAACACAGCTTGCCACTCAGGCTCGAACCGCTCGATGTACGTCATGAACGCGTCCATAGTCTCCTTGGTCACTTTGCTTATGGCACCGTAAGTAACTACTGAACACGCGCCAGGGTTGTCCGGCACCTGCGCATACTTGGGGTTGTTGATGATGTCATCCCACGATGGGAGCTGGTCGGCGAACGCAATGAACGCCTGAAGGTCTCGACTCGCAGTCTCACCAATAGCACCAGACAGAGCAGCGATCAGCGTATCGTTGTCAATATGTTGTCTGCTCTTGACGATATTAGACGCAGTGTGCAGTGAGCGAGGAGTCACGTACGCCGCTTGGGGCTTACGTGGGTTGAAGATATACGGATTGTCTTTCTGGTCATCGTCCAAGTAAGACGCAAGCACATGCGGGTATCTGTGCACAAACGCCATGACCTCGGGTGCAATGTCGCTCTTGCTCGCCCACGTTAGCCACTCTTTGTCATCAGGCTTACGCACAGTCACCGGCACAATACGATTCAACGTATGTGCTTTGAGGCTATCACCGACACCGTCGGTACTCAGGTTGCCAGTCATAAACACTATGGACGGCTGCGGATACTTAGGCAGCGGCACATCACCCAGCCTGGGGTTGGCTTTCTCGAACAACGGGTGCAGCATGTTCTTCACCGGATCAGCACCCTTGGAGAACTCATCGAGCATGATGAGCACGGGCTTGCCCTCCTGCAGCTTGAACCGTGAGTTGGGATAGTACTTAGTTGTACGTGTAGCGTGATCCACCACAGGCATACAGATATCACCAAGATCCATGTTCGGCACGTCAATGTAGGCATACTCATACCCAAGACTCTCGGCGAGAGACTCAAGCAGACTGGACTTGCCAATACCCGGCTCACCCTGCAACAGGAAGATGGTCTCAGGATTGCTACGAATCAGAGCCGCAGCTTGAGACAGACTAATCGTCTTGCCAAAATTGATTTCAGAGCTTCTTGTCATGGTGCTTTCTCCTTCGCTATGTGCTTACAGCACGTCGTTGTTGTACCAATGATTCTTTACAATGTCAAAGGCTCGTTTCCATTTCTCCTCTTCAGTTACTTGGTCATAGAGTTCTGGCTCCTGTGCAAGTGCTTGTTCGGACGGTTCACCCAACACGCTCATCATCTCTGTCAATACGTAGGTATCCTCAAAGTCATTTGTAGATGTGCGTAGATCATCTGCATCGCTGTCCTGCACCCAGAACGAATAGCCAGTCTCCGCGCACTCGACCTCATACGCCCACCCGTTGCCGTAGGACGTGACTAGGTATTTGTCATCGTGTGTTGAGAATGTTGCTGAGTTCATTTCAATTCCTCCGGCACGTCCACCTCGTCTCCGAGGCAGGCTGCTACGTAGCAGCGCATTGCTGCAATGAGCATGGTTGGGCCAAACTCCATACATACGGCTGGGCCTTCGACCCGAGTAGCCAGCCACCCATCACCGTGCTCGTCATGCGTCATTGGTTCTAGGGCAATCTCCTCCCTCTCAATGATCGGTCCACCAAAACCCCAATGCTCCGAGGGCGTGTATCGGATGTGGGTGTGCTCGCCAAGGTCAACAAACGTTGCCCAGCCGTTGCGTGATCCACGCATATCAACATAGCAATCTAGGCGCTCAGCTTTCGCCACCGCCCAGTCAAGGGCGGCACCTGTTAGTTCACTTGTTTTCATTTCAGTTCTCCTTTAGATACTTCTTGGTTGTAGGCGGCACGAACGTCGTCGTGTCAGTCTTAGGATCGAAAAGCTTTATGCCATCCCCTGTGTGGTACTCGGGTAGGTCTTTGGGAAGCACGTGCATTGCCATATCTTTCATCCATTCTTTTTTGGTTGGTTTTTTACTCATTCCTCTTCTCCTGTCATTTCTCTAGCTCCTCCAAAATTTTGAATCCACTGGCGTACTCATGTCCGTCTGTGCCGTAGCGAAACCCGCGCACACAGCAGCGATCCCCCAGCCCATAAAAAACAACCACTGGGTACTGCAGTGCCAGGGCTACAGTTGAGTACCTACGCAGCTTGTCGGCATCGGTCTTACCTTTATCGCACCACGCATATACATCCTGCATGTCCATCCGTCTGGAGTTTGGGTATTCCTCCAGTTGCGTAGCCCACAAGTAGCACTCCCACTCCATGTGCTTGTTTATCCAGTGCCGTTGGTTGGCGGCATGGTTTTTCTTTAGTTTGTAGCTCATCTTTCCTCCTGTGTTCTCGTTGCAACTAGCTTGCCCCAGATGTTGTGCACCTGGGCGTGGGGGCTGCAGTAGCGTAACCAGTCAAGAGCAGTGGCTCGTGTCCAGCAGCGCACTCGGGTGCCGTAGTCATCAGTTACTAGGTACATGTTTAACTCCTTATCTGCTTTTGGTTGGTCTGTTTCAGCATCAGTGGGGCGGATTCATTTGTTACGAATTGGTAGCCTCCTTTGCCATAGGTTTGTATTACGCACCACGTGTTACGTTTCTGGATTGCTCGGGCCTCTCCGCAACGTAAGCAAGTAATTACTTCTTTGTTATGTTTTTGTAGGGCAGCACGTGCTGGAGGTACTTCTTCAGCGCACACTACGCACCACGACGTTACGTTTGGGTTTGTTTGGTTTTGCATGGGACTCCTTCGCGTGGATGGGGCAATGTTATGAAGAGCGTTACGTTTACCCCAGAGAGAATGTTATAAAAAGTCGAAAAAAAGTTACCGGC